TCTGTGACCAGTATCGCGACGGACTGGGCCGCGCATCCCGACGCGCCGGCCCTTGCCACCACCGCCGGCATCGTCGGCCAACGGGCGAAAGCCGCGCTGCCCGCCTACCGCCACATCATGACGCCGCTGCCGCTGGCGCAGGGGGTCTTCAGCAACGCGACCCTGCCCAGCTACGCCGACCTGACCGCCCGTACCTTCGCCAACGGCTGGGACGGCCTGCCGCCCGGCGGCAAGGATGCGCTGGTCGCGACGGTCTACAACCGGGGCGCCTCGATGCGTGGCGATCGTCGCCGCGAGATGCGCGTGCTGCGCGACGAGTGCGTGCCCGCCGCCGACACCGACTGCATGGCCGCCCAGTTCCGCAGCATGTGCCGGCTCTGGGTCGGCACCACCGTGGAGCGGGGCCTGTGCGACCGGTACAACGCCACTGCGGCGCTGGCGGTGTCGGCATGAGCATCGTCTCGAAACTCACCGTCACCCCGCTGCTGTACCTGTGCGGTGCGTTGCTGGGCGGCCTGATCGCCACCGGGATCCGCGCCTCGGTGCTCAGCGACCGACTCGAAGCGGCGGCGAGCGTGGTGATCGCGCAGCACAACTCGCACGTCGCCGAGCTCAAAGCTGCCAACACCGAGCGCGACGCCTGGAAGAAAACCGCCACTGACAACGCCACCGCCGTCGCCGCCCACCAGCAAGTGACCGCCGCCCTGCGCGCCGAGTTGGAACGCGTGCAAGGCGAGACGCGCCGCCGCGACGCCGCCGCCCGCGAAGCCATCGCAGCCGCCCAGGCCGAAGCGCAGGATGCCGACCGCACGCTCGCCCGCATGGCCGCGCAGTTCCAGGCGCAGTCCCGTCAGCCCGACTGCGCTCGCGCCCTGGCCGCCGTCGCCACCGCGTGCCCGGCCCTCGGAGGGTACTGATGCGCAATCCCATCGCCCTGCTAATCCTCTTCGCGCTGGTCGCGGTCACCGGCTGCAAGCGCGGCACCGTCCGCCCGGACCTGCCCACCGCCCCGGCCACCGTGCCGGAGCTGCTGGTGGTGGAGCGCAAGGTCTACGTGCCCATCAAGCCCGAGCTGACCCGCGAGCGGCCGATCGCGGAAGGCACCATCGCGCAGTGCTACGAGGTCGCCGCCGCCCGCAAGGCCGAGCTGATCAAGGGCAACTCGCAGCTGCGCCGCATCGCTGCCACGCAGGGCACCGAGGTGGAGCCGTGAGCCGCCGCGCCCGTTTCGTCGTCTACCAGGACCGCGCCGGCGAGTGGCGCTGGCGCCTGCTGGCCGCCAACAACCGCATCGTCGCCACCAGCGGCGAAGGCTATACGCGCATGCGCGACTGCGAGCGGGCAATCACCGGCGCCCTGCGCGCCACCGCGGCGCCGGTGCAGACCGTGCGCAGGGCGCCGCAATGAGCGCCCACGCGGACTTCGAGGGCATGCACGTCGACCTGTTCGACGCCTTCGGCCTGGCCGGCATCGTCGCCCGCGGCGGTCCGGTCACGCCGGTGATCGTGATCGTCGACGAGGGCGTGGAGCGCATCGGCGAGTACGGCCGCACCATCGGCCGCGTCACCGTGGTCAGCTTCCAGACCTCCCAGTGGCGCCCGCTGCGGGGCGACATGCTGACCGTCTCCGACGACCTCGGCTCTGTCATGTGGACCAAGCAGGTCGAGTCGATCGATGCCGACGACGGCTTCGTCGTCAAGGCGGTGATGAATGGCTGACACGCCGCGCACCTGGCAGATCCTCGAGGTTCTCAAGGCGCGCCTCGCCTCGATCACCATCGCCAACGGCTACCGCACCGATGCCGGCCTGGACGTCCGCGACGAAGCGTCCGAGACGCTGCCGACCGCGCCGTTCATCGTCGTCGCGCTGGCCCACAACGTACGACCCGAGACGGGCCGCCACCCGACCGAGCGCGTGCCGACCTACGTGGTCGAAGTGCACGTGCCCACCAACATGCTGGACGCCTACCGCTACCAGCACGACAGCGCCGCGGACATCGAGCAGGCGCTGGACACCTACCTGCAGCTGCCCTACGCGCTGCCGCTGGAGTTCGCCGAGTGCGTGTTCCTCTCGCGCCCTGAAGGCCTGCCCGTGGTCGTCACCCAGACCACGCTGACGTCGAGGTATCGCCGATGAGCGGTCGACTTTCGGTTGGTGGCGTCCACCCCAGTGGCAAGGCGAACTTCAAGAACGCCGTCGAATTTGATCTGACCGGCGCGTTGCAAGTAACGCGCGAAATGGACGGTCTCACCGACCAGATCAGGTGGATGCAGAAGCGAGCTATGCAAACGCTTCGCCGCCGACTGTATACCCAGGCGCGGCGCGACATTCAAACTGAATTCAACATTAAAGCAGGGCGAGTGACGAAAGATCTTCGCACGAACGTTGTGGGCGACCTTGTCACCGTCACCGGTTACTTCCGCGGCATAGGCCTATCGAACTTCGGCGCTCGGCAGACGCGGAAGGGAGTGACGTACACCTTCTATCACGGGCGCGGAAGGACGCTCGCGCCCGGTGCGTTCATGGCCCCACTGCTGAGCGGGAACCGACACGCAGTAATCCGGTACGGCGCAAAGCGCGAGATGACTCGCGGCAGTTACGTAGGTCAGCTGCGCCAGCCGCTTTCAACCGAGTACGGGCCAACCGTTGCGCAGATGCTTGCGTCAAAAGGCCGCCCTGAGCGCCTAGCTGACTACGCCGCGGGCGTCTTGCGAGACGAAATGCAACGCATCTTCAACGTCCGCTACGGCCGCAAACCTCCCACCACCACAGGATGAAGATCATGAAATACCGCCTGCGCCACCCCCACACGCACGCCGGCAAGGAGTACGCCGTCGGCGACGAGATCGAGATCGATCAGGCCACCGCCGATTGGCTGGACCAGCGTCACGCCGAGCGTGAGCTCACCATCACCACGACCACGACGCCAGTCCCCGCCGGTGCGCCGGAAGGCGGCGAGTCCGTCCGCCCGGTCGCGACCACTGACGGCAAGGTCATTCCGCCGACCCTCGACAACGTGGGCCGCCCCGGAAGCCTGCCCGCCGGCAGCACTGCCACGACTCTGGGCAACACCGCCCGCCCGGTCACCACTGAGGAGCGCAAGAAATGAAGCAGAGCCTTTTCTCCCTGCAGGGATATTTCCGCGTGGGCGAGCGACTGCCCAACGGCAAGCCCGGCCCGCTGCACTGGGTCGGCAACGTGGAGGAAGGCACCTTCGAGATGGCCATGGAGTCCACCACGAAGACCGAATCCTTCACCGGCAACCGCATGAGCTATGGCAAGCTGAACACCAGCAAGTCCGCCACGCTCAACATGACGCTGGATGAGTGGTCCGTCCGCAATCTGGCGATGGGCCTCTACAGCAGCGTCGTGGGCACCGTCGGCGGCACCGTGACCGCGGAAGAGTTCCCGGCCGGCCTGCTGGTGGGCGACCAGGTCCGCCTGGATCACCCCTACGCAAGCTCGCTGGTGATCACCGACAGCACGACCGGCACGCCGGTTGTCGTGGACCCGGCCGATTACACCCTGACCGGCCACAACCAGCGCACCGTCGAGATCCTCGATCTCACCGGCCCGTACGTCCAGCCGCTCAAGGCCGCGTACACCTACGCCGGCTACGACAGCCTGGAGGCGTTCAGCGATTCGGCCAAGGACCGCTACGTCATCGTCGACGCGGTCAACACCGAGAACGGCGACACCGTCGAGCTGGAGTTCTACCGGGTCAACTTCGACCCCTTCAGCTCCATCAGCCTGATCAACTCCGAGTACGGCAACCTGCCGATGACCGGAGCCGTGCTGTTTGATCCGCTCAACATGGATGCAAACGGCAAGGGCGGCTTCTTCCGGATCAACCAGCGGTCCGAGACGCCCTGATGGCAAAACGGGTCGCTAAAAAGGCCCCCAAGTCTGCCGCCGGGTCCAACCCGGCGGCAGAGCAGGTGGGCGTGCTCAGTCCGGACATCACCATCAACGTGGGCGACTGCAAGGTCACCGTGCGCGAGTACGGCTTCTTCGAAGGGCTGGAGGTCGCCGCCCGCGCCGCCGGCTTCATTGCGGCCATGCACGACACCAGTCGCGATGGCGGGCTGCGGTACGACCGCATCCGCCGGCTGTTCGGTGTGCATCAGGACGTGGTGGTCAGCATCGCCGCCCAGGCCGCCGACGTGGATCCCGAGTGGGTGCGCGGCCTTTCGCGTGATGACGCGGAAGTCTTCATGTCCACCTGGTTCGGGGTCAACTCGCGTTTTTTCGTCAACGAGGTGGTGGTGGAGATGAGGGAGGAACGGCAAAGGGACCTGCAGTCGACTGGTTCGACGTCTTTGCCCAGCTCGCCGGCGCCGGACTCGGCACCCTCGACCACCTCGGCCGACTCACCGAGCGCCAACTGATGGGCCTGCAGGAAGCCATCACCCGTCGCGAACGCATCGCCCGGGCGGAGCGCATCGAGGACACCGCCATGGGCACCAACGGCGGCAAGGACGTCACCGCCTTCATCAGCAAGCTCAGGAGCCGCTAAGTGGGCAACCGCGATTTCCAGATTGACCTGAAGTTGAGGACCGACTTCGCGGCGGCTGAGCGGGAGCTCGCCCGGACACAGGAAAGCATCAAGCGCATCGGCCAGGCCACCGCCGAGGCCAACCGGGAGATCGCGGCCAGCTCCACCGGCCTCGACGCCGGCGCGTCCGGCAAGGCGACCGGCGTGGTCGAGGCCAACACGCAGGCGCTGTACGGCAACAAACGCGCACGCGAGGCGATCGCCGCCGCCAGTGCCGCCACCCAGAAGTCGGTCGCCGCCGAGATCGGCCTGATCGGCGAACTGCAGGACCGCCTCGCCCGCGGTGCGCAGAGCTTTGACGACCTCGCCACCACCGAGGCGCGGCTGGACGCCGCCATGTCCAAGGGCCTGATCACCACCGACGAGTACGACACCGCGCTGGGCAAGCTCAACAAGGAGCAGGCCCGCCTGTCCGTCGAGGCGGGCAAAAGCAGCCGCGCATTGGAGGCGACCGTCGGCAAGTACGACCGCGCCGGCACCAGCCTGCGCAAACTGTCCGCCGACGAGGCCAAGCTGAAGCAGGCCGTCGACGCCGGCCGCATCAGCCGTGAGCGCTACAACCGCGCCATGGGCAGCCTCAACGAAGCGCGCCTGGCCCAGTACCTGCCGGGCCTGCGCAGCGAGGTGGACAAGACCACCGGCACCATGCGCGGGCTGAACCTGCAGTCGCGCGAGACCCAGCGCAACCTGTCCCAGATGGTGACCTACGGCGTCACCGGGCAGTGGCGCATGGCCGGCTCGCAGTTGACCCAGCTGGGCAATCAGGCGGGCATCGCCGGCACCTTGTTCAGCGGTGCAGGGCTGGCGGTCGGTGGCTTGGCGGCCGGGCTGGGCGGATTCGCGGCCGTGCAGGCGTCGGCCTACCTGCAGATGCGCGCCTATGACACCGCCCTGATCGCCACCGGACAGAGCGCCAGCGTCACCGCTGGGCAGATCGCCACCATGCGCGGCGAAATCGGCGACCAGTCCGGCCAATACAGCAAGGCGCACAAGGCTCTGCTGCTGGTGGCGCAGTCGGGCAAGGCGACCGGCGAGGTGCTGCAGGCCACCGCCGAAGCCGCCGTGAACCTCAGCGAGCTGACCGGCCGTAGCATCGAACAGACCGTGTCCGAGGTCCAGGCGCTGGCCAAGTCGCCCACCGCCGGCCTGATCGAACTCAACGACCGGTATCACTTCCTCACCCTGGAGGTTTACAACAACGTCCGCTCGCTGGAAGAGCAGGGTAGGGCGCAGGAAGCCGCCAAGCTGGCCACCGATGAGCTCGCCCGCGTGACGCGTGAACGTGTCGACCAGATGCGCGCCAACGCCGGCACGCTGGAGCAGGCGTGGTACGCGGTGCGCGATTCCATCAGCGCCGCGATCAATGAACTGAAGAACGTTGGCAGCGCCGACCTGGGCTACCAGCAGAAGGTCGCCCAACGCGGCGTCGCCATGGCAACGGCGGAAATCAGCGAGATCGAAGAGCGCCGCCGCAAGAGCTGGATCACCCAAGCCGATGCCGACCGCCAGCTGTCCATCGCCCGCCGCAACCTGGCGAAGAAGGAAGCCGACCTCGCCGAGGTGCTCGGGGCGAAGAAGCAGAGCGACGAAGAGCAGGCCGTCGACCGGGAAAATAAGGCAATCGAGGAAGGCGCCGCGATCGCCGCCAACTCGATCGACACCCAGCTGGCCGGCGCCGACAAGAAGTTGGCCAAGCAGCGCGCCCTCAACAAGCTGGTCGAAGAGTTCAACGTCATCGCGATGGCCAACCCGGCCGACGATCGCCTGTTCGATGGCTCGTACGAAAAGCTCAAGGCCAAGATCGAATCCGACTACACCACGAAGCCTCGCGCCGGCGCCAAAGGTCCCAAAGCCACCGACCCTGACGCCGACGCCATGCGCGAGTTGGCCAACCTGCAAAAGCAGGTCGCCATGCTCGACCTGATGGAAGACGGCCAGACCCGCGTCAGCGAGGCGGCGCGGATCTACTACGAGATCACCGAGGGCGGCTACAAGAACGCCAGCGAAGCAGTGAAGGGCTACCTGCTCGACCAGGCGCAGCTGCTCGACCACGAAAAGCGCCGCGTCGAGATCAACAAGGAGCTGGCCAACGTCAACCTGGAGAAACTGCGCCTGCAGGGCAAGGGCGCTTCCGCCGCCGTCGCCGAGACCGTCGACAAGCTGGAGCGCCTGAAGCAGGAGCTGCAGAACCTCGGCGATGCCCGCAGCGGCGATGTGGATGACCTGATCGGCCTGGTCAAAGCCCGCGCCCAGCTGGACGACTTCGGCGCCCAGTACCAACTGGTGATGGGCGACATCGAACGCGAGCAAAATCGCATCCAGCTGCTGGTGCAGACCGGCGCGATCAGCGAGTACGAAGGCCGCAAGCGCGTGCTGGAGATCTACGCCAAGCAGGGCGACCAGTTGCGCACCCTGCTGCCGCAGATGGAAGCCATGGCCGCCGCCATCGGCCCCGAGGCCGTGGCCAACGTCCAGCGCCTGCGCGAAGAGCTGGACCGCATGCAGGCCACCACCAGCCTGCTGCAGCAGGAACTGGGCAGCACGTTCAAGAGCTCGATGAGCGACTTCTTGTACACCCTGACCATGAACACCGCCAGCCTCGGCGAGGCCGTGCGCGGCTTCCTGCTCAGCATGGCCGACGGCCTTGCGCGCATGGCCAGCGAGGCGCTCTCGCAGGAAGCGTGGGCGGGCCTGCTCAATATGTTCAGCCAGCGCAAGGGCGAGGGCGGTGCGGATACCGAGCAACTCGCCGCCGCTGCCGCCACCGCCAGTGCGGCTGCGGCGCTGGGTACCTCCGCCGCCTTGGTCAACACCGGCGCCGGCGCGTTGGGCGCCAGCGCCACCAGCCTGACCGTGGCCGGCAGCACGCTGCCTGCCGGCGCCGCCGCCATCGCGGCCGCCGCCGTGCAGCTGCAGGCCGCCGCGGCCTCGCTCATGGTCGCGAACTCGATCGGGGCCGCCAGTGGCGGTTTCGCCGCCGGCGGCTACACCGGCCCGGGCGGCAAGTACCAGCCCGCCGGCGTCGTCCACCGCGGCGAGTACGTCATGCCGCAGGAAACCGTGCAGCGCTACGGCCTGCCCATGATGCGCGCCATGCACCAGGGGCACCTGCCGGCGGTCCGCTTCGGCAACGTCGGCATGCCCCGCCTCAGCGGCCCGGCCGCCCCGCGCTACAGCTTTGCTGAGGGTGGCTACGCCCGCGACGCCATGCCCGGCCAGCAAGTGACCATCCGCCCCGTGGTCGCCATCGGCGAGCGGGAACTGGCCGAAGCCATGAACAGCGCAGACGGCGACCGCGTCCTTCTCACCCAGGCGCGCCGCATGAAGCAAAGCCTCAAGCAAATACTGGAGATTTCGTAATGGGATACGCCATCGGTGAGCTGACTGCGAGCGGCGGGTTACTCGCCCACCAAAATCTGCTGCTGCTCATCCAGTCCCTCGCCGAGGCCAACGGCTGGGTGACCCTGCGCTATGTGGATTCGGGCGACAACCATGAGTTGATCCTCAAGGGCGAAGGGTTGTCCGGCACCGAGGAAGTATTCGTCGGCTTCCGTTGCTACCAGAGCGCGGCGGGGGACTACTACAACGTCGAGACGGCCTCGATGACCGGTTACGTGCCCGGGAACATTTTCGCCGCACAGCCGGGGTTTAAAAGTTCCGCCGTGCCGTGCCACAACAACGTGCTGACGTACTACATCATTTGCAACGGGCAGCGGATCGCCGGATGCGTGAAGGCCGGGACGCCCGTGTTCGGTCACTTTTATCAAGGCAAACTCTTGCCCTACGCACGCCCGGGGGAGTTTCCCGCGCCGCTGGTCTGCGGCGGCATGTTGGCCGGTGCAGCAGCCACACGCTATAGCGACACCTCTTACCGCGGTCCCTACTTCGGCATTTCCGCCGGCCGGCAGTTTTTTCTTCGCTCGCCGGTCGGTGCATGGAATAGCGCATCGCCGTGGCCGTACGACAACCGGGTAGCGGCGGGAGCTTCAACCCAAGTAACAGTGCTCGCGGGCGCCGGAAAGTTGACGAAGACAGGTGCGGTGTACACCCCATTGCCGATCATTGTTGTGGGCGCCTCAGGATCGGAGGGCTTGAACGTTTATGGCGAGCTCGATGGGGTCTATTTCTGCTCTGGATTCGACAACGGCAGCGAGAACGTCATGCAGGTGGGCGGCACTCACGTGATCGACCAGGCCGGACTCAGCGTTGCTCAAGCGGTGTCGGCCATCAGGGCCGCGGGCGGCCGCGCGTTGGTTGTACTGCAGGACGTGTACCGCACCGGATTTGTCGATTACTGCGCCCTGGAGATGAACTGATGAGCCACACCGCAGGGGGTGCCGCGTCCTTTGCTGCGCTTAAGAGTTCGATAGAGGATGCGCTGGTCGGTTGGGGATGGACCCAACTCTCAGGCCTGCTGGTGCCCCCGTCTGGGGTCGGCCGGTTCAAGCTGACGGCGGCAGCCACATATCTTCAACTGGATGGCGGCAAAGGCGCCTCCGGAAGCGCCTTGACCGACGTTCCGTTGCACGGCGTCCGCATCGCGGAAGTGACTGCCCCGGGGATGACGTGGCCGATCAACTATGAAGTTTTCCTCAGCGCCGAGGAAGTGGTGATCGTCATCAACTACAACGTCGATCGTTACCAAACGCTCGCTTTTGGGGTCAGTACGGACGTGCTGGGCATGCCTTCGATCTGGATCAACGGCAGTGTGTCGGCGGCGTATTCACAGGTCGCCAGCGAGACCTTTTATTACTCAGACAAGATTGGGTTCCCAGCGAGTGAGGGCGCGAGGCTCACGGGTGGTGTGTTTGCATCATTCGCCTGGTCCGGCAGCTGGTCAACTTGGTATTTCAGCACCGCCGCGGGGTGGTATCCGACCGCAAACAATAACTGGGTAACCCCTGGCGGCGCGGTAGGGGGTATCTACGCATCGGCTCTGATGACACTGCTGCCTTCGCCGTTCAACGACGTCACGGTCCTGCTGCCCGTGTACGGAATGCAGGTGCTGTCAGGGGATAATTATGCAATTTCACTGGCGTTGGACAGCGTGCGCCACTGCCGAATTGACAATAATTCCCCTGGCGAGGTAGTCACTTACGGTGATGAGCAATGGAAGCTGTTCCCGTTTCACGCCAAAAATACCAGTAACCCGACTCCGCGTAATGTAACTCCGCACTCGGGGTGCTACGGATTTGCCGTCAGGTACAGCCCATGAGTGGCGTGCTCGGCACCATCATCAGTGCCGGGGTGGTTTCACAGGGCGTGGCAGCACACATCAGCTCGGACCTCAGCGCGTACACCCGGATCGGGTACACACCGTGGGTACACCCAGCACAGGTGCAGCGGGTAGGCGCATCCCGGCAGTTTCCTCGTATCGCGGCGCGGGCCGGAATGGGCGTTGAGGGCGTAAGCGTGCCCACGTTCCGCGGCGATTTTTATAACCGCATCCACATCAGCCCCGCCGCGCTCAACTTGGGCAACCTCGTCTCCGAGCAAGAGCGCCGCGTCGCGGTTTGGAACGCGTTCCTGACCCCGCAAACGCTGATTGACACGCCGATGGAAGGCGGCGAAGGCATCGAGGTCACTGCGCCCGGCGCGTTGCCGCTTGTGTTCCGGCCGCTGCAGGAGCGTGAGTGGATCCTGCAGATCAGCACCGATGGTCCGGCCATCGTCGGCGCGGTGTGGACGTTCCAGTTCGCGGGGCTGGATGCCCAGGTCGTCACGATCACCGGCGACCGCATCGTGCCTTGGTCGTTTGCGCCCGACTGGAAAGACGGGATCCTCGAGCGTCTGAGCTGGCTGACCGACGTGATGGCCAGCCCGACGCGGGCCGAGCAGCGCCGTGCCTTGCGGCTGTCGCCGACGCGCAGCTTCGAGGTGCGATCGCTGCTGGAAGGCAGCGAGCGCAGCAACTTCGATCTGGCGGTGTACAGCTGGGGCGGGCGCACCTGGGCGATGCCGGTCTGGCCGGACATCGTGTGGTTGCGTGCGGCGGTGTCGCTGGGCGCAACGGCGATCGCATGCGACACCGCCGGCCGCGACTTCGCAGACGGTGGCCTGGCGTTGCTGCGGGCCGCGGCGATGGAGAACACGCGGCTGTACGAGGTGGTCGAGATCGACACGGTCGGCCCGGCCGGCGTGACGTTGGCACGCCCGACGCTGCAGGCGTGGTCACGTGGCTCGCGTCTGTACCCGTTGCGACTGGCGGAGCTGACCTACCAGCCGCAGGTACGGCGCATGAGCGACACGACGGTCGAGGCGCGCTACCGGTTCGAGCTCGTCGAGCCGGCGGATTGGCCAGCGGTGATGCCGACAACGATGTACCGCGGCTGGCCCGTGCTCGAGCAGGCACCGGAAGAAAGCGAGCAACTGTCCGCCGATTGGGAGCGGGCACAGCTGGTGCTGGAAAGCCCGACCGGCTTCGGCCGCCGCACCGACACCGCGGCCACGCCGGCGACGTTGCAGCAGCACCGCTGGCTGTTGGGCGGGCGCGAGGCGCAGGGCGCGTACCGCTCGCTGCTGTACGCGCTGCAGGGCCGGCTCAAGTCGATGTGGGTGCCGACGTTCTCAAGCGACCTGGTCGCCGCGGCGGTCATCGGTGCCGCCAGCACGACGATCGACATCGCCAACGTCGACTACGCGCGGTTCGGTGCCAAGCGCGTCGGCCGGCGCGACATCCGCATCGAGCTGCACGACGGCAGCGCGTTCCACCGCCGCATCGATGCCGCCACGGTGATCGACTTCGACACCGAGCGCCTGGCGATCGACGCGCCGCTGGGCGTCGAGGTCACGCCGGGGCGCATCCGCCGCATCAGCTTCCTCGCGCTGTGCCGGCTCAACGTCGACAGCGTCGAGATCCAGCACAGCACCGACGCCGACGGCACGGCCAAATCCGCCGCTATTTTCCGGAGCATCCGCGATGACGTTTGACACCCGCGAGCGCAGCATCGACGACGGCAAGCCGATCCGGCTGTACGAGTTTACGCACGGCCTGACGACGTGGCGCTACTGCACCGCCGACCGCAGCATCACCCCCGGCGCGCAGACATGGTTGTCGATCGCCGGCGGGGTCAGCGACGAGGGCATGAGGCAGTCCGGCGACGCGGCCACCGACGCGCTGACGATCACCGCCCCCGCCGACCTACCCGTGGTGCGCCTGTTCCGCGGCCTGCCGCCGACGACCGAGGTGGCGGTGGTGATCCGCGACATGCACGCCGGCGACACTGAGCAGGTCGTGGTGTGGGTCGGCAGCATCGCGCAGATCAACCGCACCGGCGTGGACCGCGTCGAGATCATCTGCGACGACCTGCTCGCCAGCTTCGAGCGGGGTGGCCTGGCGCTCAGTTATGAGCGCGCCTGCCCCTACGCGACCTACGACCACAACTGCCGCGTCAACCGCGACCTGTTCCGCGTGGACACGACGCTGATCGCGGCGTCCGGCACCACGGTCGAATCGGCCGCGTTCGCCGCCAAGCCGGACGGTTGGTTTGCCGGCGGCTTCATCGAGTGGCAGAGCGCGGCAGGCGTCACCGCCCGGCGGTTCGTGAAGGCGCACACCGGCACGGCGCTGACCCTGCTGGGCGGCGCGGCCGGCCTGGCCGCCGGTGCCGCGATCAGCGCCTACGCCGGGGACGACCGCTCGGCGGCGACCTGCGCCAACAAGTTCAACAACATCGACAATTTCGGCGGATTTCCGTCGCTGCCGGGCAAGTCGCCGTTCGACGGGACGCTGCAATGGTGACCGCGACGCTGGGCGACCGCCTGCCCATGATCATCCAGTTCCTGGTTGGTCCGTTGACCGTCGGCGGGGTGCCGGTGCAGTCCGCCGAGCTGATCACCATGCTGGTGCTGATGGTCGCCAGTTTCGTCCTCAGCTACGCGCTGTCAAAACCGACGGACGTCAAACCGGCCGCGTTCGATGACATCCAGGTGCCGCAATCCGCCGAAGGCACGCCACAGGCGATGGACTTCGGCACGTGCTGGACGCCCGACTGGATGGTGCTGGGCACGGCTAATTTCCGCACCCAGGCGATCCGCAAGCGGCCCAGCAAGCTCAGCAAAAAGCAGACCATCGGCCACCGTTACTACATGGACATGCTGATGGGCTACGGCCGCGGGGAGTGCGACGCGATCCTGCGCATCCGGATCGGCGACCGCGCCGCGTGGCAGGGCAACGTGACCGCCAACGCGGTGATCCGGATCGACAAGCCCGATCTGTTTGGCGGCACCGGCACCGGCGGCATGGGTGGCGTGGTGGGTGATCTGCACATCCAGATGGGCGCGCCGGACCAGGCCCGGCACCCGCTGTTGGTGGCCGCCTTCGGTCCGCTGACCAGCGCGATGCGCGGGGTCTGCACCGGCTTCTTCACCGGCCAGATCGCCGCGATGACCCCGAACCCGGAAACCTGGGAGGTGCAACGGACCACCATCCTAAAGGGCTGGGACGGCGCCGTGTGGTATCCGGCGGCCGCGAGCATCACGCTGCCGGGCGTGTCGGTGCCGACGATGAACCCTGCGCACGTCTTGATGAAGGTGCTGACGCATCGCGACTGCGGTCGGGGCCTGCCGCCCGCCCGGATCAACCTGGCCAGCTACGCCGCCGCTGCCGACACGCTCAAGGCGGAAGGCTTCGGGCTGTGCCTGCGCTGGAACCGGCAGGTCACGGTCAAGGAGTTCCTGCAGCAGGTGTGCGACCACATCGGCGCCTCGCAGTACGTGAGCCGGTCGACCGGGCAGCTGACCATTTCCCTCGCCCGCGGCGGCTACAACATCGACGACCTGCCGGTGTTCACCGCTGACAGTGGCCTGTTGTCGATCGAAGCCGACGACAACCCGACCGGGTGGGGCGCGACCAACGAGGTCATCATCGAGTGGCGCGACCCGGATACCAACGAGGCCCGGCCAGTGCGCTGGCAAAACCTCGCCGCGATCCAGGCCTATGGCCGGGTCAGCGAGACCCTGAAGTATCCCGGCCTGCCGACCGCGCCGCTGGCCAACCGCGTGGCGCAGCGCGACGGCGAGATCCGCAGCAGCGGCGCCAAGCGGTTCCGGCTGGTGTTCGATCGCAGGGCCTACCAGATCACGCCAGCCGGCCTGTTTCGGATCAAGGCGCCCGAGCACGGCATTGCCGACATGGTGCTGCGCGCCGGCGACATCCAGGACGGCACGCTGGTCGACGGCCGCATCCGCGTCGTGGCGGTGCAGGACGTGTTCGGGATGGATGCCACGTCCTACGTCGCCGACCCGCCCAGCACCCACGTCGAATCCGACCGCACGCCGGTGGCTGCGCAGACCCGCCTGTGGTCCGAGGCCAGCTACCGCGACCTCGCGCTCGAGCTCGGCCCCGGCGACCTTGCCGCCCTGGCGCAGGACCGCTCCATGCCGATGATGATGGCGCGCCGGCCCAGCGGCATGGCGATGGGGTATGACCTGGTCACTCGCGTTGGCAGCGCCCCGTTTGCGTTGGCCGACGAGGGCGATTGGTGCGCCACCGCGACGGTGGTCGAAGCGCTGCCCCGTTCGGACGCGCCGGCCGCGGTCACGCTCAGCGGCGGCAGCGAGATGCAGGCCGTCGAAGTGGGCGAGGCGGCGATCATCGACGACGAGATCCTGCGCGTCGACGCGATCAACCTGGCCGCCGGGACGCTGACCCTTGCCCGTGGCTGCGTCGACACCGTGCCGGCGGCGCACGCTGCCGGCAGCCGCGTCTGGTTCCCGGACAGCGGCGGGGCGCTTGACCCGACGATCTACGGCAGCGAGACGGTGCAGGCGAAGGTGCTGACGCGCACCAGCGGCGGCATGCTGGATGAAGCGCTGGCGCCCACGGACTCGCGCACGCTGTCGGGGCGTCAGGGCCGGCCGTACGTGCCGGGGCGGTTCCGAATCAACGGGCAGGCGTACCCCGTCGCGTCCTACGCCCGGCTGGTGATTGGCATCGCTCACCGCGATCGCGTTGCGCAAGGCGGCCAGTTGGTCGACAGCGCGGCCGCGTCGGTCGGCCTGGAGCCGGGCGCCACCTGGACCGCCCGCATCTACCGCCAGCCATCGACCCTACTGCACACCGAGGCCGGGCTGACCGGCACCGAGTTCACCTACTTGGCCAGTGCCGATGCCGACCTGCGCGTCGAGGTTGAAGCCGTGCGCGGCGGCGTGGTCAGCCGGCAAAAGCACGTGCACGCGCTGACGGTCGAAGGCGCGACCAAGGTCAGCAACGGCACGTTTGCCAGCGACACCGCGTGGACCAAGGGCGCGGGCTGGACAATCAGTGGCGGCGAGGCGCGCAAGGATGCCGGCACCGCAAGCGACCTGACGCAAGCCGTCACGCTGGTCGCCGGCGGCGTCTACCTGGTGGACTACACCGTCACCGCGGCAACCGCTGGCGGCGTGCGAGTGCAGCTCGCCGGAGGGACGGCGGCCAGCGGCGCGAACCGCACCACCGCGGGCACGTACGCCGACACCCTGACAGCCACGGCCGGCAACAACGCGATCGCGTTCGCTGCGGATGCCGCGTTCGTGGGGCGTCTGGATAACGTGAGCGTGCGGCGGGTGGCATAACGCGAATCAGAGTTTTCCGACGCGAGGACGGGCAGTGCCGCGACTGTCGCAGGCATCTGAGCCGGGCAAGCTGGACACCACAGCAACGCCGCGTACCGAAGGCTTTCCCCGGCCCGAGGCAATCCAGCGCGGCGGGCCCCGCCAGGGATGGCGGGGCTGCTGTTATTCGTTCGAGTCAGGCGCCGCGGCACCCATTCTTTCAAGAAAAGTGTCTGCGAGGCCTGCGACAGCTTCAATATTGTCCTGCATCGCCTCTGTTACCTTCGAGAATGCAGTTCGGACGACTTCGTCCTCTACGTCGCCTGCGGCACCAGTCACCGAATGTCGGATCGCTGCCAACATGTCGCGAAGTGCGGTCCGGGGATCGTCGTTGTCTCTGCTGGCCGCGGCGAGTGCGAAGGCGACCATCGCGTTGAGGGAAGCGATCTTTCCGTAAATTTGCAGTCGTTCGCGCTCGGTCATTTGGGGTCCGCTCCTGTTGACGTGGCTTGTAATCTATCGCTCTTGCTTGCTCTTTTGCGATTCGCTAAGCGGGTCTCCGTTTCACGCGGCCGAACAAAGACACATCTACCCTTGATGCCATGTGCGGACGAGACTCCCAGTTCTACACGTGGCGCGAGGTCCATGCCTTTTCTGGTGGCTTGCCGCTGACCACGCCTGAAGCGGACCCGGCGCCCAACTACAACCGCGCACCCACGCAGGAAGGGTGGGCGGTGGTCGCGGCCGACCAGGGGGGCGGTGCGGCACTGCCCATGCGCTGGGGCCTGCTGCCGGCGTGGGCCAAGGATGCTCGGCTGGCCTACAAGACCATCAACGCCCGGTTGGAGACAGTGGCGGAGAAGCCCGCCTTCCGAAGTGCGTGGCGGCATCGGCGCTGCCTGATCCCCAGTTCCGGCTACTACGAGTGGATCCAACTCGACGCCAAGACGAAGCAGCCCTATTTCATCCACCTGGCCGATGCGCCGGTGATGTTCTACGCCGGCCTGTGGGAGACGCGGCCGGCAGACGGCGGCGGCGAGACGCTTACTTATAGCGTCATCACCCGCGACGCTGATCAGACCGTGGCCACCATCCACGACCGAATGCCCCTGATCCTCCCGGCCGACGTGTTTCCGGCATGGCTGCATGGCGACAGCGACGAGGCGATGGCGATCGCGCTGGGCGTTCCGTCCGCCGATCTCGTGCACCACCCTGTGAGCCGCGCCGTGGGCAACGTCCGCAACAACGGCCCGGAGCTGGTGCAGCCGGTGGCCGCACTCGACGCCTGA